AAATGATTGGAATCGCACGGATTCATTATGATGATAATCCGGTTCTGAATCCCTTTCTTACGGATAGAGAGCATTATCTTGTCGAATTCTTCTTCATTTGTCCACTCTTCCGCTTCATCGCAGACGAAAGTAGTGATACCCTGGATGGATTTTAGTTTCGCTGTTTGGTTTCCTGATGAAGTTTTGATACCTCGGAACATGATACGGCTCTTAGTCATTTTATTGACTATATCCGTCTTGGTGGTCTTGAAATACTTGGTCGTTCCGTCAAGGTCTATTTTTTCCATCATCTCGGGGATGATAGACATACCAGCGGAAACCATCGTATAACGGGTGTAAAGAATTTGATGGACTATCTTCTCTACAGGAGTCATTTCGAATGTCAGCCGTTCTATGAAGGTAGAAGCATTGAAAGACTTTCCCGAACCACGCCCACCGGTGATAAGGATGATAAACTTCTCCGTATCGGTGTAGATAGGGTGATATATGGTCTGAGGCTGTATCATTTCAGTTTGTCTTTAATCCATGAATCAATGTTGATACCGTGATTTATATCGGATGGGATATTATCGTTACCCATATTAGCATCTGCTGGAGATTCTCCAATCAATTCAAAAAGATACTTAATAGCATTCAAGTCAGCATCAGAAATAGCTTTCGTTATCAGCCTCTTAATCATAGCATCTTTGACAACATATTTATTCCCAGTATCCTTATCTGTTGCAACAGCGTTTAAAGCAGCCAAAGCAAATTCACGAGCTGTTTTCACAAACTCTTTTTTCTGCTTGCGAACTTCAGCTGAGCGTTGAGCAAGTTTCTGCGCTTCCTCTGTGCTTAAGCGTTTTCCCTTCTGCGTTAAATTCTGTTCGTTTGCCATTATTCAACACCAAATTCTACTCTGTTCATGAACTCATTTCCATCTATGTATCTTTCATCAAAACTATATCCGAAAACCTCCATGAAGTTGGCACGTTCGGTAGGGGTATTGAATGAAAGAACCACATAGCTTAACATCCCATTATCTTTCTCGAAACTATTCTGATTACCTATTCGATCTTTTATCTTCTGTATCTCGTTATGTCGTGCTATTTGATTTTCTTTAGAGTCCTCATAGAAATCTTTAGAACGGTCTATGTTTCGGTGCTCACTACCTTCTTTGGTCAAATCATCAATAATAGAAAGAGAATCATCCAGTATATCTTCTTTCCTCCAGATATCATCATTACCGATATTCAGGTCTATATCCCCGATACCAAGCATATTTAAATCGAAATCATCCAATCCTGCGAGATTGTAATCTATTCCGTCTAACAAGGTCCTCAACCTTGAATATTTCTATTATTCATAAATATGTTTTGCTCCTTTTCTGTCTTCTCGTCCATTTGAACTACTTCAACACGGATAAGATAATCATTCTCTTTTGTTTCAGAATTATATTTGTTTACTTCATCAATGACAGATACTCTCTGATGCCCAGACACGAGATTTCCTGTTACCTCATTCCATACGATACCACCTAATATACCGACACGCTTTAAATTAGCTTTCAGTTTCTTACGAGCTTCGGGCGTTATCTTACGAGGATTATAATTAGCAAAGTTGATTTTACTTCGCTGTATCTCACGATTTTCCGGCTGTTTGATTTTGCTCTCTTTCATAATCAAATATCAATTTTTCGCTATATGGAAATTCTTTTAATATTCGTTGGTAGTCTCTTGGATATTTATGCTTCATCAATAGCATAGTATTAAGGTCAATGGTGAATCCTTGACTTATTGTATTCGCATCATAAACAAAAGGTGATATAAGATTCCTTGACTTTATATATTGCAGTACTTCCCTATTAGTCCACAGTGCAAGAGGATACGCCATGCCTTTTTCTGTAATATATCCGGTTTTAGCGAACATCTTCAACCGCATACGTTTCATATAGCCATCAACGCCTTTCATGCCGCTGAATCCATACTTGATTCCGGTTTCTTCACGCACCTCTTGTTCTATATCACCAATCTTTCGGGGTTTTATACTATCATCCGGTTCTCTGAAAAATCCACAGGCATCATAATAATCACGTTGAAAATGTTTAATTTGCCTTACTTCTACATTTGGATAATGTTTTTCAGCCCATTGGAGGTATGGTCTGACATGGTCTAAGTCAGAAACAAGATACATATAATAGCATATTACTTTGGGAAATACGTTTGCTACCATATCCAGCAAGGCGATACCATCTTTGCCACCTGCTGAATAATACAATACAGCAGTGTCCGTTTTCTCACGGACACTGCGTATTATTTGCATTGCAAGAGCATACTTATTCATTACTTGCCACCTGCTCCACCAAACGCTACATTTAAATCATAACGTCTTTGGTTTCTATTACCCAATTGCGAACCACTACCACCGCGACGGTTTGCAACTAATCTACCACCTGCACCTGCACCGTTCATATTACGACGTTGCCCCATTGTTCTGTTAATTCTTCTTGCGACTCAGCTTATTTATTTTAAAATTAATATTTTATTTACCAGCACCACCAGCCATACGTAAAGAACTTCTTTCGGCTCTTGCTATAAGATTGTCACGGGATTCTTTAGCACGCTTGCTTTCAGCACTACTTCCCCACGTATTCTTTCTCCTCCAATTTGCCTCACTCAATCTATCCGCTTGGGCATATATTTGAGCTTTTGTTTTTTTTCTTCTAACTCAGCTTTCTTATTTTAAAGTTAAACAATTAGATATTTTCCGTACTCAATACTTTACCAAGATGATACCATACCTGACTTACAAGATATTCTTGACCATTTTCTTCAAACACTTCATCATTGCCATCCTCATCTGTAAAAATAACATACTCAACACTTTTAACCTCTACCATAAGACGTGGTGCATCTTTACGCCTGCCATTGATAAGATACAAAGCATCATACTTTATAGGTATTACCTCTATTTCTTTATCATCATCTGGTATATCTTCTTGCCGTTTATATTCTTTTCCATCATGTTTGAAATAAACGTATTTTGTAACATTTGAGGGATAAACATACCTGTGTTCTGCATCCTGTTTACCGTTCAGAATGTCCTGAAAACATTCTTTGTTAATCTGTAAAGTTAATACCTTCATAATCGTGTAAATTTTTAAATTAATAATCGTAGTTGCGGAAACAGGACTCGAACCTGTGACCACCGCCAAGTCAAAGCGGTAAGCTAACCAACTGCTCCATTCCGCGATAGTACCCCAAAGGTACTACCACAACCAAAGATAACGAAATATCTTCAATCGTTATACACGACAATCGGTTTATTGTCGTGAACTAAGCCATTTATCCCGTCTTTCTCTACACGCCTCTAAGGTAGGCGCACAACAAGAAAACAACTCACCGCTTTCAGTACGGTAGTCGTACTGGTACATTCTCACTCTCTTTCTGCCTAACTTCGTTGTGTAGGTAGTGTAATTCTCTTTACCGGGCTGGCATATACTGCAACCGTTTTTGTTTATTGAGTTCATAATCATTTATCAATACTTACTTAGTAATTTGTAAAACATTCGCCTTTTCTCTATGTATTTACAACCATTTCGTCTAAGACCTCGCTTTGATTTTGATACTGTCATTTGGCAACCTGCAACGCCAATGTAAATGCAATTTGAATGATGCCTTTTAGCTTCTTTGAAAGCCCACCAAATCGCTTCACGACAATATCTATAACTATCATTTTGAACACCCTCGTATCCTCTACTCAAAATGAAGTGACCTATTTCGTTTGCTTCTTCTTCTGAATAGCATATTGTGAATATATTATTCATCCTTTCTTTGCTTTACTTGTTCTACCAAAAACCTTTTAAAATCATTCTTGTACTGGCTGTGAATGATTTTATACTGATGGGATAGGTTAGGCAATTGTTTGTAACCTTTGCTATACAAGAATTTGGCTACTAATTCAATCTTTTCACGGTTACTGAAACCTCTGTCCTTACACATGTTAGTTATACAGACATTCGCCTTGCTGGTAGGCTTCTTTTCAACTGGTGGCATGTATTCATGTCTGTCATAAGCGTGCGTTCTTGGATAGCCAACTTCTTCACCTAAATATTCACCTGTGATGCAATCAAATTCACCACTAATTAAACTATCTGCTATTTCACCCATAATAATCGATATTTAATGTTTCACATTCAATCTTTCTTCACTCGTATAAGCCACAACAAGACCGGTTTCATCATGCTGTATTGTTATGTACTTCTCACCTCTTTCTATGGTGGTAAAATCGCACATACTACATAACTTACCCAATACCTTGCCCAGTTGCTTCATCAATGGGGCTTCGGGGCTGATAACTAAAACTAAATCCGCTTTCATAATCGTGTGTATTGTGGTAGCCCGAAGGCTACTGGATTAATTACATTAAAAAACTTGAATTGAGACCAAACCTAAAAACTAAAGCGTTGTTTATCTCTCGGTCGGTAGGATTGTGATCAAACTCTTTGACGAAATCATTATATCTACCTCTTATAATATACTTATCTGTTATTATCTCTTGTCCTTGTCTGTCCGCCAATGTACCAGCCGGATAAAAAGAACAACTATCAAAATAATGATCGTCTTTATTATAATCGCCTGTTAGCTTCATATAGATGCCGTTTACTCTTTGACAAAAAACTGCTTGTGTTTCTTTCTCGTTCATAATCTTCTATATTGCGCAGGGCTTTCGCCCTGTCGGTTAAACTTATAATATTGTAATCTCTTTATTGCCTATCTCTGTATCTACATTCAGAACCTCATATTTTTGAGCCTTGCAGTTATAAACAACTTCACAGGTATTGAAGCCTCTGCCATCTTCTCTTTGGTCATAAACAGTATCTATATGCTGATACATTTTATTGCCTAACATGAAGTTTATTTTGCCTGATGTACAGAAGTAGAATGCTACTGCATACTTCAATGTTTTCTTTTCATCAATCTTCTTTGTTGCCATGATCGTATATTTAAGCGTTAATACCAATTGCGTTTCTCATAAAGTCACTTGCTTGCTCTACTGACATACTCAGCTTCTTTTGAATCAAAATGAGCATACAGCTTACTTGTTCTTTTGTGTTCAAATTGCCTTGTACAAACTCTGACATGATGAACTTCTCTATTGTTCTTTGTTTAATTACTGATGCTGCCATAATCGTATATCTTTTAATTGTTATTACTTCGTTTCTGATGACGCAAAGATAGTATATTGTGTAACAAATAATACTATTTATATAGTTAATAAAATATAAATATATTATTTTATGTAACATATACTAATTATATAAGTATATTTGCATCATGGAAAAGGAAGATAAAAGAAGAGTTATACACGTAGAAATGAAAGCAACTGGTAAGCATAGATACTTTGCTTCACCTGCTGCCATCTATGATGTATTTTCAAGCCAAGAACTCGGAATTGCCCGGCAGTCACTTCTGAACTACTGGCAAAAAACGGAAGAACCTTATGAGAATACTATTTGCATTATCAGAAAGGGGGAGTTGGAACGAAAAAAGAAAATGAAACCAAATGAATGAACCGCAAATAACCATATCATTTAAAAATGTTAGAGATGCCTTTTATGTATATTGCGATATTATAGAAAGGCATGGAAAGGGAGCTACAGATACACCAATTGCAAGTTTTTATATTGGAAATGTTATACTAAGTTCACTTGCTTGCGAAATAGGGTTAAAGGCTCTACTTGTCTTTGAAAACAAACATTCTCATGGACATTATCTAAACGAATTATTCAACGAATTAAGCTCACAAATGCGAGAAAGCATAATACAATGTACCTCTTACGAGTTAGAATCTTTCAATAAAGCATTATCAGAGAACAAAGACCATTTTATTAAATGGAGATACTATTACGAAAGTCGCCAATTAGCGGCGAACTATGACTTCATTTTAAAACTGTTCTATTCTATTAAAGCACATTTAGATAAAATAAAGCCGGAGCACTAAGCCCCGGCTCATTAATTGATTAGCCCTTTGATTCTTAACCGATTTACGATTTCGGTGTAAAGATACTCTATATCTCCACTGAAATCCCCATAGTTCTGATACAGAAATACGACATCAGCACAATTGTCGGAAATTGTACTCTTGGACTGAATCCCCAATACTCTTGACATCTCTTCACGTAACCCAGCTGTCATTTTCCCACCGGCAAGCGAGCTAGGAGAAAACAGGTACAGGATAATGAAAATGAACTTCTTCCGCTGGGTAACACTGTCAATATTCGGTGAACATCCTCTCTCATTCAGTAACTCAACAAATATTTTATAGATTTCATGGATAAGGCTTTTGTCTTTCAAAATCGGGGAAGTTAAGATATTTTCTTCCTCTGAAAGTTCTGATTTTTCGATACGAATCTTTTTAAGACGAATTATTTTATTAAAATCCAGCGCCATAACACGATTATTTTAAAAGTAAATAGTATATTTGCATCATAATCGTGTAAGATTTGGGAGAATTAATGCTTGGTCGTGCTCGCAGATTCTCCCTTTCTATTTTAAAAACCTATTCCTTTCGAGAATGGCTTTGTTTTTCTTATCTACTTCCCTACTCCATATTGAAGCGTTATAGATAGATGTTGCATACAATCTAAGTTCCTCACTATTAGTAAGAAAATCTACTTGCAGTGCCTTCTTCATAGATTCAGCATACAAGCTTTGGTTAATATTATTTTCCATATAATTTATTAATTAAGTTACAAACCCAATCTGGCAATAATCGATAATAATATATATTCACAAATAATCCTATATTTTCATTATCTTTCATACACACAAAGCAAACCCTTTATAGAATTGAAAAAAGATTGTTATATTTGTAAAATCAGACATAAAAATAATTATTATGAAAGTATTCTTAAGTTATAGATTCACAGACAAGATATATGTAGATCAAATAATAAATGAAATAAATACTCGTATAAAAAGTATTGATTTCATTTCACTAGATCATTTAAAAAAGGATTGGGTCAAACAAGTTGAGTCACTCATAAAAGAGGCGGATGTTGTATTATTTTTTATTGGATCAAACACCTATGAAAGTAAATCTATACATAAAGAATACGAAATCACCAAAGCCCTAAATAAAAGATTTTATTTTACGGAACTTAAAACAGATAATAAATCTAAAGTTTTCACTTATCCTTACTTCTGTATTGACAATAAGGCCCTCCATGTAGCAAATCATCCTAAAGAAATCATTGATGCATTGTGCTACATTGACACTTCAAAAGAATTATTACTTGAGCAATACAAAATATTATATGCATCTACTGAGAATGTGTCAACGAGACGACAAAATGTCAATAATCTATACTTTGGTATTATTACCACCATTATTACGGCCTCATTCTTAGTAGCAGATCGTATTTCTGACAAGGCTCAAGCATGTCTCCTATTATTATTTCTAACAGGAGTAGCTTATGGTATAACATTTTATTGGGAAAAGTTATTAATATCATACCAAAGATTAAATTCTGGAAAATTTGTACTTTTACAAGAATTAGAAGACAAACTAAAAATAAACCTTTCACAACGTGAATGGGATATTCTTCAAGAACGAAATTATGTATCTAACACAGAAACTGAGAATAAAATTGTTTCAACTTGTAGAATCATATTAGGGATTATTGCAGGAATTGAATTACTCTATTTTTTATGGAAAACCTGTTTACTAGACACATGGCTCTCTAGTATCTTCAATTTTCTACATTTCTATTAAAATCTAACTTCTACTATAGTGTATATACATGTGCTTTTCAAGAATTTCTCTAGTGGATTTGGTGAAAACATTCCCTCTAGAGGCTTCTCCTGATGAAAGTGATTAATGTAGTCCTTTCTTGCTGTGCGGTTCAGAAATATTGTGATAATTGTTGTAATGCTTTGGTGATATCATTTAAAAGAGTAAATCGCTTGTTTTTCGGTATTCCCTGTATTTTTGTAAATGAGACTGTCACTTATTATAAAATTTACCAAATTAGCAGATTTTAAAGGTTGGTATTGAATTACCTGCCTTTTTCTTATTTAGTATTGAAAGACTAATACTTCTTCCCGTGCATTTTCTCACGGAGTTCGTTATACTTCATTTTCTGCTCGATATGCCACATAAGGTCAATACTAAGATATTTAGCAAGTCCAAAGATTTCAAGCAGAAGCATTTCTGGTACGACACACGAGCGTATAAAGACTTCATTATTTGAAGTAATAAACTTTATGATATGGAATATTGATTCTGTAAATGATTTATTACAGTAGGTCGCAGAATATTCTGATATTGTTTCCTCGTCGAATGCATCCTCGTCTAAGTCAATTCCTAGAAGTCCATATAAATCAAGCAGGCGGATAACGGCATCAGCAAGTTCATCCGGGACTGTATCTTTGACGCACTTTTCAAATGCACATTTAAAACGCCTGCTTTCTTCTACCAATGCAGGATAACGATTAAATTCACGTTCAAATGCAACTACACCTTTGAAGACTTTACATTTCCTATCCGCTTCCACAGCCTCCATTAGCTCCGATATTACTAGGCAAAGACAATGTTCATTGCTCAACTCCTGATCGTGAAATCCGTGCTCACAAGCGTTTTTGTAGGACTTATCTCTTAATTCGTTTAAATTCATTTCTATTTTGTTTTACTCTAAATAAAAGTGTCCGAACTTAGATACCGCCCGGACACAAAAAAGGCGGTGAGATTGAACTTACCGCCTAACTTTAGTATCAAAAATTTTAATTATTTCTTTGTATTACCAGATGGTTTGCTTTTATTATCATTACTTTTAATAAAAATAGAAGCTACGGATACAAGTGTGCTAGCACCCATAATCCCAGCAAACCAAGGTTTGTCTAAATAGAGAGCATAACCAGCAAGAGCTATCATTACAACTATAGCGAGAAATGCGAAAAACATTCCCCACCAGTTCATTCTTCCATCTCTTCTATCAGCTTTTCTAATCATATTCAATTTGTTGCTATCCATTTTATGCCGATGATCTTGCTCTTTTACAGAGGCATTAATAAGATAATCGACAATTCTAGGATCAATATTCTTATATGCGGCTAATTCTTGAGGTGAAGGTAGGCAATTGTCATCAACAGTATAAGTCTGTTCTAATTGTTTTCCAACTCCATCGCCTGTTGCAACTTGCGTTTCCCGCTGTTTTAGTTCTTGCTTACCCATTGTTTAATACAATTTCATTAAAAGATCTACGCACATCCCCTTCAACATTTTTTCTGTCTTCCATAAGATTCCTCTTATCATCATTCCTATTTCTGTCTTTTTCCAGAATTTCTTTCCTAATTTCAGAAATAGCTTCGGAGTTCTGCTTATAATGCCCTTGAGAGGCATCACGAAATGTAGAAGCTCCATTTTTAATAAAACGTCCTACTTCCTTTAATATGCACATACTTACCTCCATATTTAAATTACAATGCAAATATAAAAATAAAACAGCAAATTAGATGTTTTGTTTCCAAGATTATGCACTTTATTAACCATAAAGTCACATTTTCTCAAAAAAATTAATCGGTAAATCCAATACGTCAAAGATCAACAACCGAATTTAGAAGGCTCGGTTTACCTCATTTCTGTTCTTATTTAAATTACACAAATAGCGATTGCTGGATACGTGATAACACAAATTTATTCGCATCAGCAAAGAACTTTTTTTTAATCTCAAATCCGTATGCCCTGCGTCCCAACTGGGCAGCAGCTAATAAGGTAGAACCGCTTCCGGCACATGGATCAATAACGACATCACCTTTGTCGGTGAATATCTCTATCAGCCTACGAAGCAAAGGAACCGGTTTTTGCGTGCTATGAACCTTCGGAGTTTCATTGTCCACCACCCAATCAAAGCAATTGAAGATCATCCGACCATCGTTGTTAAACTTTGGAAGTTTATCGCGGTAAAGCAACAATCCATATTCACAATTGCCGACTATCTTCATATTGGCTTTCAAGACTTGCGCTGAAAAGTTCTTTCTAAATACAAGATTGATGTAATTATTCAGCCCATATCTTTTACCCAGTTCAATATACCGGAACTGGTCTTCAAATTCACAAAATATTATCATGCAAGGCGCCTTGCCTTTTTCCTTGGGTTCCTTTACAAGCATCTGACTACAGAAGTGCATAAACTCGGCAGGGCGAAAATCTTTATCGGTATCAAAGAATTGTTTGCCGGCCTTATCACTTTCCCCGTTCTTGTTATCTCCGTCCACATACCATGAAGGGTTAGAAGCATAAGCACTATTGCCTAAATTATAAGGGACATCAGCTATGATTAGTTGAGCCTTAGGAATGCCATAGACTTTATAATTCTGGAAATGGTCATTATATAGTTCTATTTCTTTCATTTCTTTCTAAGTTATACGTTAAACATAAGTAACCTTTTTATTCGTAGTAGGGATTTTAAGAACCTTATACTCATTTAAAGGATTTTCTTTTTCTTGGAGCTTGGCACATCGCTTATCGGCATCCTTTTTTGTTGTCGGTTCGCACATTGTTTCCACGTAAGCCCCTCTCCAATAGCGGGCAATAACATATTGTTTCTTCATATCTATTTTTTATTCGTCAGATTCATTATTCTGTTCTTCTAACTCAAATTCGGCTTCTCCCTCTGCAAACTCACACATTGCGAGCACATCAGTCGCTGTTACACCATCACCCCAATTGGTGAACATAGAACCCGTATCGGTATTCCATGTGATAGTTAATACTTTCTTCATTTTTAATTAGTTATTAGTTTATTAAAATGGTATCGTATTCCAATAGTTACGCCAATGCCCCCAACAATCACATCGGTTTCCGTCATTTTCTCTACGGACAAAAGCGAGATTGTTTCTATCAATCAATGGTTTATTGTAAGGGTATTGTTTAACTCTAATTTTATAGGCTCGTAAAGCAAGCCTACGGTTCTTTATTTTACTCATATTTGTTCTGTTAGACGCAAATCCTTGATAATCATTCAAGAACTTGCAAGGTTAATTAATTGTATCCATTAAGTAGTCTGATATTGCGTAGACTACCAGATAAAATAAGATGTTAACTCCTAGGAGAAGGAGGATGTTTAGCAACACTCTCATAACCAATCCAGCTCCTCACTACTTTTGAAAATATGAGCGAACGTACTTTTTTCGTCTGATAGATTGAGACCAAGTTGTGACGGAAAACGCTTGATGTAATTATAAAATTCAAACATCTTTTTATCATCATCTCCACATCTGTCAATTAACAACCTGATAAACGCAAGAAGACAATCGGAGTCGTTGCCGAAATTTTCCTGAGTGTAAAACTGAGTCTTATCAACATCTTGTTTCAATTTACGGATAGCGGCTATTGCAGTGTTGAAATTACGTTTTGCATCGTAACGCAGTTCATAGCCTTGTTTACCCATTTCACTTCTCAAGTCATAGAGAAGGGTTTCTACAACATCTGTCAACACATAGGTTAAGTTGAGCGTTGTATTAAGATTTGTTGTTCCTACTAACATGATTTCACTTGTTTCTTATTTGAATGAATCCTCGTTTTTCTGTCTCTTTAAGGAGTTCCATATCTTCTTCCTTGATATTACAAGGAGTCTCACCGTTCACGGTAGTATAGTCCGGGATATTAAACTTATCCCTGATTCTCTTTTTGATTCTTGGTATATCTTTGGGATCAAGATGCCTTGTTTCCCAATAAATGGTAACTCTCATCATTTAAAATGGATTATCGTCTTCCACATCAGCAACACTACTTCCTGATAATGGAACGGAGTCAAGATTATAAAAGCAAGTCGTAGCGGCATTAAACCCACAGATGAACCGTAGCAATCCAATATTTCGACCTTTGGCAATATCAATCATTGCTGTTCCTTTCGTTTCCACATTTGAGAAATCGCTTGGATAGGATTTCTTAGTTACTTCGGGACGATAGATAAGAATGACTACATCGGCAGCTTCTGCTATTTGTCCACTGTCACGAAGCCGTGCCAACGTAGGAACCGGATTCATGGTATCCCTATTCAACTGGGAAAGGGCTATAATCCAGATATCGAGTTCCTTCGCTAAGTTTTTCAACCTTCTTGCCACATCTCCCATCTGCTGTTCCTTATTTGCTCCCTTCATGTTCACATTGAGAATCTGCAAGTAGTCAACTATAGCACCATCAATGCCATATTTCAACTTCATATAGCGAATGGACGAAATGATAGTGTCAATATTGGAAGTACTTCGGTCATCAAAGTAGATATCCTTACCTGATACCTTGCCAATACCTTTGTCAACCGCCTGTAGCTGCGAATCTGTCAAGCGTGAGTACATGATCTGATTGGCAGGGACACCGCTCTCCATAGAAAGAATACGAGCTGTTATCTGCTCTTTCTTCATTTCCATGGAATACATGGCAATTTTAGTTCCTAAATCAGCCGCATTTCGCATCATTGACACTGCCAAACTAGTTTTTCCCATGCTTGTTTCTCCAGCAATAATTATCAAATCCGATTTTTGCAAACCACCCGACTTAGCATCTATCTTTTCAAATCCGGTAGGAGTTCCGGTCATTGGTCTATCACCAGATAGATTTTCATTTATCATGCTATAAACACTTTCAAGCCCATCATTAATGGTCGTGACAGTCGTACTGCTAGATTTGAAAAGAGAAGCAAGCTCATCACTTACAGAATTAGTAACATCAAGAATATCCTCTGCTTCCGAGTAAGAGTTTGAAACGAGATATTGACCTATGACATAGAACTTACGCCTTATGGCCAAGTCATGAAGTCTTGCTGCATACTGATACAAGTCAAAAGTACTGTTAGAAGCAATTTTCATATACTCTACCAGTTCAAACTTCACACCATTGGCAACAAGCTTTCCTTTGACCGTTATCATATCAGGCCTGTTCCCAGATGACACCACTTGAAGAATAGCCTTGTATATCTCCTGATGAAAAGGATTGTAGAAAGATTCTTCCGATAGTAATTCTCTCACTTCTTCAAACGCATTGCGTTGAAGAATAATAGTGCCTAGAACCATTTTCTCGGCATCTTCATCGCGCAATTGTACGTTAGTATCCATATTCTTTCTTTGCCCAGTTTAACACCGTCCGATAAAGGTTGGTGTATCGTTTGCGTAAATCTTTTCGGTTCTCTATCTGTTCGATGACATCAGCAATCTGTTTACCGGTATATTTCTCTTTGAGTTTTAGGAACTCAGCTTCCGTAATTTGAGAAGAGAAGTTTTTAGGGTTACTACAGAAAGGAGCTTTCCGTTTCAACCAATCATTAAATTTTAGAAAATCAAGATTTGAAGGAGCGGGTGAAGAAGCGACAGCTTCTTTCTTATCTCCGTTAGGAGATTCTTTCTTATCTTCCTTTTCCTCTTCCTTTTCCGTCGTCGTGAACACGTCGTTATCACGTGGTGTTGACGTCGTGTTCACGACGTTATCATTTAAAGCTCTATTAATCAAATCTTTTGCTATTTCTTTACCGATATATGACTTATCGTATCTCTTATCAAGGATTTGATGACTACGGAATGTGCGGATAAAGTAGTAGCTTTCTTCTGCGTGAATAATAGGTACTAACATCCGGGCATCCACTAAGGAATCTATCCACTTTTTTATTTCAGATACTCGTAAGTTTTCATCGTAAGGGAATATTTGAGATTTGAGTAATGCAGCATTACCTTTGATAACTCCGAAATCATCAGCGAAGTTCCAACAACCAATAAAGAAAAGGCGGCACGGGATTGGTAATTTACCAATCTTTTCATCTTCCCAAAATTCAGGTTTTATCGTCCTTATTCGTGCCATATAAACATTTAATTAAGTAATACAGATTTATTTCTCCACTTCTCAGGCATTTCGGTATATGTTCAATGTCCTTAACTACTTCTTTTATACTTTTCATATTAGAATCTTACGTTAGTTAATTGTCTACCATTAGAATAAACTGCCCACTTACCGTTACCCCTATCAAACAGTCGTAAGTCCGACACCTCCCCGAAACGTTTGATGTTACCGCATAAATCCACAATCCAACCACATTCTTTAGAAGGATGCGGGCGGATGGCACGACCGACTATCTGATACCACATGGCCAGTGACATCGTAGGACGTGCCATTACGACCGTATCAAGTTCCGGATAGTCAAAGCCGGTGGTTAATACCCCGACATTGGCAACAACAGATATTTCTCCTGCCTTAAAATGCTTGAGAATCATTTCACGAGTGGCTTTTGGAGTATCACCGGATACAATAGCGCAACCAGGTATTGACATCGTTAACCGTTCCGCTTCTTTCAAAACGGGTAAAGACCAAAATGCCCTTCCGTTTTCCTCCGGCTTTGGGATTCATCAGCCTTTGGACGATATGAACGAGATAACCGTAGAAGTCTATCCGTTCATATTCTCTTTGGACTGACCTATCTGTATAGTCGGCACCAGTGGTATTTACTTTCAAATTGAGTTCATTCCATCCGGTCGGATTCATCGGGTAGTAGTTCAGCTTCGCCAAGTAGCCCATATCTAATAAGGTTGATACCTGTACATGATAAATGACCTCTGAAAAAACGTGAGGCTTTGTCCGGGTGATAAATTTCAACATAGAGCCGAAATCACGTGAGGAAGATAATCTATAAGGAGTTGCAGTCAAGCCTAGAACCTTACACTTCACCGCATTGAAGAAATCCTTGTACATCCCCTCTTTAGGGTTAACAAGGTGGCATTCGTCCACGATGATGTTCTTGAAGTGGATGAACAGTTCAGGATGGTTCTTCACGCTGCCTATGGTGGCAAATGTTATCCGGCTTATCTCCTTTGAGTTGAAAGAAGCTGAATAGATACTGCAATCAAGAATGCCGTATGAG